GAACGAAGTTTAGCCACAGCACGGCGGATATTAGCCGCAGTGATTGTGTCTGATGATGTGATTGTTGCAGTTGATGTGCGTGAGCCACCATAAATAACATTGTCGCCTTGGCGCAATGTGTTCATCGCTAGGCGGTCAAGTGAGTCAGCCATGTTGTAAGCGATGATGTCTGCAACTGCAGGGTCAACATCGGATAGTGAGAATAGTTGCAACTTGCGTGTAACAAGTGAGGCATTGCCGTACTCGTTAAGTGTTACTGCAACTGTAGTTACATCTGATAGTGCTATTGCATCTGGGTCAGTTGTTTCTGACAGTGATGCTGTTGCTGGTGCCAAGTCGTTATAGATTGAGAATACAACGCTTGAACCTGGCATTGCCTGTTGAGCAGGGCGCTTGTCGGCTACTGAACGAATCAGTGGCTGTGAACGAAGCGCAAACTCTACATAGCGGTCATACGCTTGCTTGACTAAGCCAGCGAGTGCTGACGAATCTGTGTATGCCATGTGGGTTCACCTCCTGGTGATTGGTAGTTTGAGTTATTGAACTGAAACACCGAGTATTGCGCTGAGTTCTGCAGCACTTGTAGCGTTAAGAATCTTTGCCATTGCATCTTCATCTACTCCTGGAGGAGTACCTGTTGATACAACATCGTTGATTCTCTTTTGTGCTTGTAGTGCTGGGTTGTTCGATGCCTGGCTCTCGCCTTGGTTGGCATCTTGGTTAACACCAAATACATCGCCATATTCATTAAGCCAGTTATTAACTGCTTCTTCCGAAGCCTCTAAGTCCTGAGGTATGAACGCTGCGACCTTTGGGTTAATCCCCTTTGCAGTCAACACATCCTTTACGGTGCGTTGACGAGTCTGATTCTTTAGAGTTGTTGCTTCTACTTCGAGTTCTTTCAAACGCTTTTCTAGCGTTTTGTTTACTCTGCGTAATTGCTTGACAACATCCTGAGGCTCGAAGTCCTCATCTAAATCGTCATCGTCATAATTGGTAGCCATCTACCTATCTCCCTTGTTAGTTGTTGTATTCGCAATCCACACCATGATTCGGGGAAACCATAATGGCTATTGCTACCAGTCTTGTTACGCTCATCTGGGCTGGTGGGTCTGATGAGGATTCTCTTATATGTTGCTTTCTGTCTTAAGCGATGCGCTTGAGATACCGCTTTGTCCAGCAAAGCGAGCCTGCTCACGCAGTGCTCTGCGTTGGGACTCAAGCATACGCTGTTGGTCGTTGCCAAGGGTTGTCGCCACGGCTTGAAGTTCATTGTAACCCTTGTCGCCTTCGATACTAGCAAGACGGCTTTGGGTATCAGCCAAGAGCCTAGCCCTACCAAAAGATTCCTTAAGTGAGTTAAGGTCAGAGGTGCCAGATACATTGATGTAACTTTCAGCAGCAGCCTTGTCCAAATCAAACTTATACATCTCTGCAGCAGCACCAATCTCAGCAGCACGAATTTGCTTCTTAACACTATCCATACCCAACTTAGGGTCAAGAAGATATGAGATAGCGCCTGTGATGTCTACGCCATAATACTCGTTAAGAGATGCAAGAACATCTGAGTTCTTCTTTACCTTATCGGAAGCCATAGCCACACGCTGTTCATACTCAGCAACAGATACCTGATTAGCAATAACTGTTCCAAGTTTTTCTGTAGTTCCAAAAATTTTATCATCCAGACCATAAGCCTTGAGGATGCTAGTCATACCCTTTTCCATGGAAATGTATGTTGCTTCGTTTACTGCACGACCTGCCTTGGCTAAGTCAGCCATACCAGGGAAGCGGTCCTTGTAAGCCTGGGTGCCGACTAAGTTAATTTTAATTTGTGATGCAGTCATATCTTGTTTGATATAACCATCAATAACATCTGCCAAAGAATCAAGTCCAGCCAACTTAAGGTTAGCCTTAAAATCTTCAAGTGCAGTAGTAACCTGAGCCTGTTGGTTAGCCTTTTGAGTTGCTGCCATAGTATCAAATTTAGATTGCCATGTTGCATTAAGTGCAGCAACGGCATCAGCAACAGCCTTAGTTACATCATCAGTTGTAATCTGCTTTGTAGGCGTTCCAGTAGTTGTGGTAGTGCCATCACTGTAAATAATAGTTACAGTTCCATCTGCATTTGTAATAGTGTTTACTACGGTTTTTCCACCTGGAGCAGAATCTTGTTTAAACTTTTCTGCTGCAGCATCCGCTGCTGCTTTGGCTGCATCTGCACCAGAAGGTGGAGTAGTATTAGTAGCAGTTATGCCAGAGGCTTTTAAGATTCCTTCAAGTGTTGTTGTATTGACACCAGAGCCAGCAGTAAATGGATTGCTTCCGCCAGTTACTCCACCAGCATAAGTGCTGCTTGATGTTTTAGTAGGCGTTACTGTAGGTATAGTAATCTTTTGACCAACATTGATTTTGCTAAGGTTTGCAATTTGCGGATTTGCAGCAGCAACTGCAGCAACGCTTACACCAACGGACTTAGCAATAGCACTAACTGTGTCGCCTTTTTTAACTGTTACTTTAGTTGGTTGTGCCATTAGCCCATGAATCCAAACTGCTTCATTAAATCAAGCGCCGTATTTGAGTAGGTTTCTTTAGCGTTCTTTGTGTATTGCCAAAGTGGGTCTTGCTTAACCTGCTTATTAAAGTCAGCAAAGGTGCGAGCATTACCAGTCGTAGGGTCTACAACTTTAGCCATAAGGTCTTTCCATGTAAGGTTAGTTGAGTCAACCTCAAGCAATGTAGCCATTTGATTACGATAACTATTTGTTACCTCATACAATGAACGACCTTCTTTGATAGAAGAAGCAAATGGCTTATACAAATCCATAGCCTGAGCCTTCATTTCATTAAGGTAATACTGTGTGTCACGACCATCTGTTGGGTCCAAAAGTGAACGCTGAATAGTATTAAGATAATTGCTGTCAATGTTGATACCATAATTAAGAGCCTGCTTCTTAATGTTATCTACTGATGAGCCAATAGTTCCGCCACCAGTAAACAACAACTGAGCGTTGTCTCCTAGGTGTTGAAGCATCTGAACATCTGTCCAACCATTTTTAATTGCATCCATTGCAATACCTTGGATGGTTACATTGTTATCAATTACCTTGCCAGTTACTGGGTCAACTTGCTGTGCACGGATGCCTAGTTTCTCAAGACTTGCAGCCACATTTGCTGTGTTGATACTTAACTTTTCCGCAAATGTTGCAGCATTGCGTGGGTCATGTGTCTCAATAAAGAAAGAGCGTAGGCTAGGTAGAGTTGATTGCCACCAAGTAGTTTGCTTAAGAGCCTCTGTAAAAGTAGCCTCTGTCCAGTTTTCTTTTTTGGCAGTTGTAAACAACTTGTCAATCTGAGCCTTGTATTCTTTAGGCAATGTTTTAAATGTAGCCTCAAGGTAGCCAACCCAAGCAGTTTTAATTTTATCTGCTTCTGGAGTTTTTGAACCACTACCAGAGCCACCAGGTTTAGCAGTTGTGCCAGATGTTGTGACATTTGGTTTGCTAGTTGTTACTGTTGGTCTAACAGTAGAACCGCTTTCGTATGCGGAAGTTCCTGGAACTAGGCTTTCACCCATTGGTCCATAACGAAGTTCCGTGTTGCCACTTGGTGCTACAAAAGGATTTTTACCATCGTATGTTTCAAGGGCTGTTTTAGCCTTTGTTACTTCCGCTGGTGTTCCATAATCTTCTGCACGCTGTAATTCTTCTTGAAGTTTTGCACGCTCTTTAGCGGTCTTTTCATTAGCAATAGTTGAGCGCTCAGCCTTGTCAATTTTTTCTAATTCTGCAATACGCTTTTCGGCAGCGACCTTTGAAGCAAGTGCTTTCTTATACTCAGGTGAGTTAACCTTGGCTCGTGATAATGCTTTTCTAATTTGCTCCAAGCCCATGTATTCTTGGCGTAATTTTTCGGCAGCAGTAGGTGCTGCATCTGGGCGGTTGTAACGGTTAGTTGGTTCTACCATTATCTTCTCGCCTTCTGAACATCTGCTTGAATAGCATTGTAGATAGCATCTAGGTAGCGATTCTCTTGACGAGCCTCAAACTCAGGTGTTGACTGCAAATAATCCACTACAGCCTGTTGACGACCAGGAGCACCTGTGTCTTGAGATTGACTAAGGTAAATGTTAAGTGCCTTCTTGTAGTCAACGCCTACGCCAGAACGACCAAATAGTTGTCCGAATAAAGCCTGAACATCTGCTTCTGCATCCTGTTGTGTAACAACAGCACCAGTTGCAGCATTACCACTGTTGTTAGCCTGGGCAATTTTAATTGCATTTGCAAGTTGCTCAGCAACAGTTTGTTTTTCAGCCATTAGATTACCACCGTATCATTTGAAAAATAGCGATTGATGAATTGCTCAAACTCAGGGCTTCCTGCGATTAAGTTGGTTCTA